GCGGCTCGATGCGGCCGTCAGAAAGCTGGAGACAATCATCGGTGGCGATCCAGACCTTGGGTATCGAGGGCTCAGCCAGCGTGTCGAACGGATAGAGGGCGAAATGAAACGGCTCAACAGCCAGCGCTCGTCTATTGTCCAGTGGACAATCGGCTATACCATGCTCGGCATGTTTGTTGCCGTACTGGCAACGGGCGACCTGGCCGAAATGATGATTGCCGGGACGGCCATCGGTTTGTTCGTCGGCGCTGGAATTTTTCTGGCGTCGGGTCTGGGGCTGCTCAAATGGCCATGACCTGGTCGCTCAACAAACTGGTCCAGCTCTACCGACGGATTGATGTGGCTGTCGAAGAGTACGAGGCTCATTGCCATCTCGCTGCGTCTGTGGTTGCGCCGAGGGATACCCTGTGGCAAGCCGAAGCAGCTTGGGCAGCAGAGGCTCGTCTGCGGATGAGAGCCCGGGCAACTGACTGGATCGAATATGCCACCAACAGAGATGTCGAATCGCTCAGGGGCCATATCGAAACGGACAATGCATGAAATCCCAGACGCAACGTGTCAAAGCGCACGACCGCAAGCTGAAAGCTCTGGAGCTCAGGAAGAATCGGGCGTCTTATCGTGAGATCGGCCAAGCGCTAGGCGTCAGCAGTCAGGCCGCCTGGAAGCTGGTAAGCCAGGCGCTGGTCGAAACAATTCAGGATCCGGCGGACGCTGTCCGAAAAATCGAACTCGAATCTCTGGACAAACTTGAGAGCAGGCTCTGGCCGAACGCCACCGATCCGGCAATAGTCGACCGCATCTTGAAAATCAAAGAAACACGCGCTCGTTATCTGGGGCTCTATGCCCCGACACGCACCGAACAGAGCGGGCCAAATGGCCAGCCCATACGAATCGAACGGATATTTGACCATGAGAGCGTCATTGCCTCCATTGCGCCACGATCAGCACCAGATCTTGAGGAGCCAGGCGACGACTAAGGTGGTCTGCGCTGGCCGCCGGTTTGGTAAAACCTATATGGCTGGCATCTACTCGCTGGCCTGTGCCGACAATGGAGCGGCGGTGGCATGGGTGGTGCCGACGTACAAAAATTCCCGAGCTCCTTGGCGGTTTGCCGAATCGATGGTGGGTCCAGCCGGCAAGAGCGTTCGGATTTATCGGTCAGAGCGCGTGATCGAATTCCCGAGCCGGGGGCGGTTGTCTGTGTACAGTGCAGACAACGACGTTGCGTTGCGCGGCGAAGCGTTTGATATTGTCATCGTGGACGAGGCGGCGCAAGTACGAGAGGAAACCTACACGGACGTTCTGCTGCCGACAGTGGCCGATCGGGATGGGCGCATCCTGCTGATCAGCACCCCTCGGGGACGCAACTGGTTTTGGCGCGAATACCAGCGTGGCGTGGCCGGCCAGCGCAACATCGCATCGTGGACCGCACCGTCGTCTGCCAACCCCATGCCCAGCATCCGCCGGGCAGCGGAGGCGGCTCGGGAGCGAGTATCGGAACGCACGTACAGGCAAGAATGGCTTGCCGAATTTGTCGAGGATGGCGGCGGTGTATTCAGCAACGTGCGTGCTTGTGCTACGGCTCGTCCACAGGCGAATGCGCAGGCTGGCCGTCAGTACGTGTTCGGGGTCGACTGGGGCAAGTCGCATGACTTTACGGTCATCTGCGTGATGGATGTGACGGATGGCGCGCTGGTGCACATGGAACGGTTCAATCAGATCGATTACCAGGTTCAGCTCGGGCGGCTGACCGGGCTGTTCGAGAGGTTCGAGCCATTTTCGATCGTGGCAGAATCCAACAGCATCGGTGAGCCGCTCATCGAGCAGATGCAACGCCAGGGGCTGCCGGTCGTGCCATTCCAGACGCGCAACGCGAGCAAGACGCTTGTCATCGACGACTTGGCGCTGGCATTTGCTCGGCAATCCATCAGCATCATTGCAGACGATGTGCTGATCAACGAGCTGCAATCATACGAAATGGAGCGTCTGCCCTCTGGGCTGATGTCGTATGGCGCACCTGACGGATTGCACGACGATTGCGTAATGTCTCTGGCTTTGGCATGGCATGGGGTCAATCACGGCAGCAAATCGCTGCTCTTGTTTGGTGGGAGGTAAGATGGCTAGGCAGCGGCACATGATGGTGGATGGCAAATCCACATTTTTCCTGGACCAATATCCAGAACAGGCGTGGACGCAGCTGGCCCCCAGCTCAGCTCAGCTGGCCGATAGTCGTCAGGCGACAATGGCGGCTGGCAATTACTACCAAGCTGTCGCCTATCTGTACCGGTGCGTCAACATCCGAGCGACGGCCGCTACCCGTGTGCCCTGGGCGATCATGCAGGGAGACAACGAGGTGTGGCTGTCGACGGTACCATCTCCCCCTCCCGCATTGAGTTACCTGCAAAATTTCAAGCGGCTGCTCAGCCTGACCGAAGCGGCTTTGTGCTTGGCACCAGAGGCATTTTGGTTCATCGAGCGCAACCGGGCCAAGATCATCGCCCTGCGCTGGCATGCCCCCAACAGCGTTGTCCCCCAATTCAGCGAGCAGTCAGGATTGACAGGATTCAAGCGGATTCTGGACCGGGGCCGATCACAGACGTTCGAGCCGACCGATTACGTTTATTTTCCGCTGCCGAATCCGCTGCACGAGACCATCCCTGGGCGTCCACCTGCTCAGGCAGCGTTGTCGTCGGCTGGTGTGCTGTACAACATCGACCAGTTTGCCAGCAACTTTTTCGAGAGGGGCGGCATCAAGGCGACGCTTCTGACTGTCGATGGCAATCCTCTCCCCGCAGAAATGGAACGGTTGGAGAGCTGGTGGAAACGATTCTTTTCCGGCTCCAAATCCGCTTGGGAGACGGCGGCTGTCCGGGCCGGTGTCACCCCAGTTGTTGTCGGCGAGGGGATGGAAAATTTAGCCACGGCTGAATTATCCGAAGAGCGACGGCAAGATATCGCTACTGCGCTCGGTGTCCCCCACTCGATCGTGATGTCGAATGCCGCCAACTATGCTACGGCTCAGCAGGACGCACTGTCATTTTACGACATGACGATCATCCCGTCGCTGACCTATCTAGCGGAAATCGTCAACGAATCTCTGCTGGCTCCAAGCGGATATCGGCTCGAACTGAGACCAGAAGAGATGTCGATTTATCAGGCGGACGAGGAGCGTCGCTCCAACAGCATGCTGAATTATGTGCAGGCCGGTATCAAGCCATCGATCGCTGCGGAAATTCTGGGCGTGTCGCTGCCGTACGGTATTGAGTACAAGGATCTGGACCCAACACCTGTTGCCCCAGCACCTGTCGCCCCGGCGCCGGCGCCCGAACAGGCTCCTGCTATCGACACGGCCAAATCCGCAGAGATTGCACGTTTTCGGCGCTGGGCGAAAAAGCGTCACAATCCAGACCCTGCACTATTTGCCAGCGATATCCTGACCCCGGTCGACAAGGCATCTCTTTTGGAGGCTGTCGATGGCACCGGTTTTTTTATTCCAGCCAGCACTGGGCAGACATCACGGAACAGTATCCGTGACAAAGCTCTCGTTCTGCAGGGTGATCCGGGCGAGCCGGAAGAGCCGGTGTTCCGGCCGATCGAAATAGCAGAGCCCCGCAAGCGCGACCGATTGGAGCGGGAGGTGACCAGTGACATTCAAGCGGCGCTGACCAAGCAGCAGCGCGCCATCTACGAGGCGGCTCGCAAGATGTCGGCGGAGGAATTTATCGGTGACGTGGACGCCGAGCTGGAAGCCGCAGTCAAAGAAATTCAAAAGGAGCAGGCGCTCTACGACCGATTGCGCCGAGCGCTGCTGGAGAGCGTCGACTTGGGTGTGTTCGTGGCGGTCGAACAGCTGGAATCAATCGGGCTGGGAATGGACTGGACGCTGGTCAACGAGGACGCTCGGGCGTGGGCGCAAAACCATATCGGGACATTGATCGGAGGCATTGATGAGACAACGTTGGCTCGAACTCGCACGGCGGTTGCGGCATGGGTACAGAATGGTGAACCACTCTATATGCTCATCGAAGATCTGGAGCCGGTTTTTGGTTCACAGCGCGCTCAACTGATTGCCTCTACAGAGGTCACGCGTGCCTATGCGGAGGCCAACCAGCGCGTCTACAAAGAGGCTGGCATCCGGTACATGGAATGGCGGGCCGCAGCGGATGAGCTGATGTGTCCGATATGTGGCGCTCTGAACGGTCAGATCGTTGGCATTGACGACAAATTCGACCAGGCACTTGACGAACAAATCCGCACACAATTTCGAAGCAACTTTCAACTGCCACCTGCACATCCCCGGTGTCGCTGCTGGATCGTGCCGGTCGTAGTGGATACGGAGGTTTAACATGGCGTCGATACGGATCGAGGGTGTGGACAAGCTCATGCGCAAATTCAACTCGCTCCAGCAAATTCATGACATCCTGCGGCCACCCATGCAGCGGAGCGTGATGATATTGCAGGCGGATCTGGCCAAGTATCCGGCACCAAGACCCAGCTCGCCTTATGTTAGGACTGGCACGCTCGGCAGGTCATGGACAACCAGAGTGCGCACGGAGAGCGACCGTCTCGTGGGCAGGGTCGGCACAAAAGTCATTTATGCGCCATTCGTGCAGTCTCGGGAATTCCAAGCGGACATCCACCGCGATCGTTGGCAGACGGATGTCCAAGTTTTGGAGCGCAACGCGACCCGAATCATAAGACAATTCGAATCGGCCATTGAACAAGCACTGGAGGCATAAATGCCTTGGCACATTGAATCCGACACAACAGATTGCGGCGGCTACGCTGTCATCAAAACAGATGATGGCTCGCTGGCCGGCTGCCATGACACCAGAACGGATGCGGAGGCGCAGGTCGCTGCACTGTATGCCAGCGAGGCGGACAAGGCAGACACGCCGCCGGATGTCAAGTATCCAAAACTTTGGATCCGGGCCAGGGAAGAGGCTCGAAGAAAATATCGCGTCTATCCGTCTGCCTATGCCAACGGCTGGCTGGTGCAGCGCTACGGGCAGCTGGTCCGGGAGCGGCATGGAGACGATGAGAGCGGATACACCAGCGGCAAATCGGTAGATGTTGAAACGCTCATCGAGCATATCGACGGCGATGCAGATGCAGAGGCCAGCTATAAAAATCTCACGGAATGGTTTGCCGAGCAGTGGGTCGACATCAGCCGCCCCAAAGAGGGTGGTGGCTACGAGCCGTGTGGCCGCCCGACTGACGGTATGTCCGAAGACGATTATCTGGAGGCGTACCCAAAATGCCTGCCCAAAAGCCGGGCAGAAAACCTGTCAGAAGCAGAGCGCCAGCGTCTCATCCGGCGCAAGCGACGCGCAGGATTACCAGAGGATGGCAAGCCGGTCATGACCAGCAGCGAGACAAAAGCGATGCGGCGCTACACGTACAATGGCGTGACAGTCCAGGCGTCGCCCAGGCGGCCATCGAGCCGAGACGACAAAAAGTACATGCGCACAGTGCTGCGCAACGGACGGGAGTATCTGGTCCACTACGGGGATCCAGAGCTGCCCATGCAGCGAGACATCCCCGAGCGCAGAGAAAACTTTCTGGCCCGGCACAGTTGCAGTGACAAGCGAGATCCGCTGGCCCCGGGATTTTGGGCGTGCTATGACTGGTACGATATCGACGAGGGCAAAAATACGGTCAAAGCGCTCGGCATGACCACCGACGAGCTGCGCATCGGCAATTACATGGTGCTGTGGGGCGGTCGGGATTTGGAGGGGCTGGCATCGCACCGGCGCAATCCCGACGGTTCGGTAGGCGAGTTCTTCACAGCCAAAACCATTTTCGAATCACCCTACACCCAAGCCGACATCTTAGCCGTTGACTGGGAGCATGGCTATGCCCCGTCTGGGGAGCCTGGCCCTGACGATGTGCTGGGCCGGGTCGACTGGAAGACAGCCATCGTCGACGAGAAAGGTTTGTTTGTCGAACGTGTGCTCAACCGGCGCAACAAGTACGTCCAGTTTCTGGAGGAGCTCATTCGGGCCGGGCTCATTGGTACCAGCACGGAGGCAATCCCCGACGGTGTGGTCAAAGCGGCCAACGGCGAGATCGTAGCATGGCCATTGCGCAGAGACACGCTCACGGTCCAGCCGATGGATCCGCGTATGATTGACGACAACGTTGTGGCGGCGGTCAAATCGCTCGGCATCGACAATCTGTTGATGGCATCCTGCTATGATTGTACAGAGGCGGCTCCAGAGGCGGACAAAAAATCTGCGGCAGCTGCGATGTTGGATGAGCTGGATAGGATGCAACAGGAGTTCTCAAAATGACGTGGATGGAATGTATCAATCTGGCCCGCAATGCCGTGATGGAAGGCGATCTGGATCTCGCCCAGAGCTACAAGCAACGGGCGCAGCTACTGCACGAACTGGACATGATGGCCTCGGGCGCAAACGTGGAGATCGAAATGGAAGACAAAAAAATGGGTTACGACGAAATGAAGGCACTGCGCGATGAGATCGATGCGCTCAAGGCTTTCCGAACGCAGATTGAAAGCGAACCTGCCACCAAATCGGCGGCACGACTGGTCGTTACTGCTGATGAGACTGACAAGATGGCTGATATGCCATTCAAGTCGCTCGGCGAACAGCTCTACGCTGTGGCCGAGGCAGCTATGCGTCCCCATCGTGCTGACCAGCGTCTGGCTGCTCAGGCCAAGCGAGCCAAAGCTCTCGGATTGTCAGAGGGTGTTCCGAGTGATGGAGGATTTCTTGTCCAGCCGGACTTCGCGGCGGAGATCCTGCAGAGGATGAATGAGATGGGCAGCGTGATGAGCCGCACCCGTCGCATCCAGATCAGCGCCAACAGCAATTCGCTCGTCATGAATTCCATCGACGAGACCAGCCGGGCGACCGGCAGCCGCTGGGGTGGTATCCAGGGCTACTGGCTTGCCGAAGCGGGCACCAAACTGGCCACCAAGCCAAAATTCCGGCAGATGACGCTCCAGCTCAAAAAGTTGGCCGGCGTTGCCTACGCAACTGACGAGCTGCTCGCCGACACCACGGCGCTCGGCAACATCATGCAGCAGGGATTTAGCGAGGAGCTCACGTTTTTAGTCGAGGACTCGATCGTCAATGGCACTGGTGCAGGCCAGCCTCTCGGCATTTTGTCGAGCCAGGCGCTGGTCACCGTCGCCAAAGAGACGGGCCAGGCGGCGGCCACGCTGGTGACCGCCAACATTTTCAAAATGTGGTTGAGGATGTGGAACCGCTCGCGTGCCAACGCTGTTTGGTTTATCAATCAGGACATCGAGGCCCAGTTGCTGTCTCTCGATATGCCTGTCGGTACTGGTGGCATGCCGGTGTATCTGCCAGCTAACGGGATTAGTGGTGCGCCGTTTGGCACGCTGCTGGGCCGTCCGATTGTGCCGATTGAATACTGCTCCACGCTGGGCACTGTCGGTGACATCATTCTGGCCGACCTGTCCCAGTATGTCATGATCGAAAAGGGCGGGCTGCAGGCTGAGACCAGCATCCACGTCCAGTTTTTGACAGACGAGACCGCTTACCGATTTGTCTATCGTGTCGACGGCCAGCCCGCATGGCACGATACGCTGACCCCGCACAAGGGCACGGCGACCGTGTCCCCATTCGTCGCTTTGGCCACCCGGGCATAGGAGATACTCATGCACATCTCTCAGACTCACAAAATTGTCCAGCTCTATCAGGGTGCGGCTAACGCCGTGGCCTGTGATGTGGTGTCGCTCAAAAATTTCCACCGCGGCGCTATCGTTGTCACGCACACTGGCAGCGCTGACACTGATCTGGTGCTGACGGTCAAAGAGGCGACGGCGGTGGCCGGCGGTGGCCAGACCGTAGCCAACAACGTCGACATCTATGCCGATGTGGATGCGGGCACGACCAGCGATGTGTTGGTGCGCCAGACGGCGGCCAAAACCTACACCATCGACACGGGCGTTGCCCCCAATCAGGTAGTCGTGTTCGAAATCGACCCCGATGCGCTCAGCGCTGGGTTCGACTGCGTCTACCTAGATGACAGCGGCGGCAACGCCAGCAACACTGTTAACATCACATTTATCGGTGTGCCCCGCTACCCTGGGCTCCCACTGGCCTCTGCAATCACTGACTAGGATCCGTATCCAGGTATCCAGCGTGTGTCGACGATTTTGATAAACTTTTCTTATATACGCGTATATTGAAAAGTTTATGAAAAATTCAGACACACGCTGGATACGTGGATACCGAAATCGGCGGAACCACCGCCATAACCGAGGAGGATGGATATGACTGTTGCAAATGTTAAATCGACCTGGACAGGCGGAAATCTGCGCTTTGGCCAAAAATATGCAAATGGCACGGCGAGCGTCCAGTTTGATGGCGTCCCCCTAGCGCTCAGCGGTGACTACTCGCTCACTGGATTCAATGCGCTCTCCAGCCGCTACGAGTTGTCGTGGGCGGCCGGGCGGCGTGGCAAGCCAGGCATCAACGCTGACATCCAAAATGCGTCCGAAGCGACTCGGATGATTGCCGACCCAGACTTCGAGGTGCTCGGCACCAATGGCACCTCTGCGCTCAGCACATACTACGCTGAGGGAGGGCTCACGTTTACGACGGCCGGAGCCGACAATGATCAGATGATTCTGGTCCCGCATCTGGACGCCAACCAGTCAGCCTGGGAGCAGGTCACCTGGGGTACTGACCAGGAGACGATCTGGGAGTGTGCGCTGCGCACCACGGCTACGATTACGTCGATGACCATCTGGGCTGGGCTCAAGTTGACCAACACATCGGTCACGGCCACCGACAATGACCAGGCGTTTTTCCGTTACGCCGCGGCGACCAACTCTGGCAAATGGCAGGCAATCCACAGCATCGGCGGCACCGACACGGCTACCGATACCGGCATTGCGGTTGCGGCCAGCACAACGTACCGGCTGCGTGTGGCGATTGATGCGTCGCGCATCGCTCAGTTTTACATCAACGGAGCGCTTGTCAGCACGTCGACCGCCCTGACCAACGCAACGGACCTCAAGCCGTACATCGGCGTGCAGGCCAACACTGGTGCTGCCCGCTCGATCAATATCATCGGGCAGGCCATCAGCCGCAAGGTGGCGTAACATGGGTATCGCTCTTGTGCGCTTGGCCAGCGGTGCGATCCGTGAAGAGCCCGGCACGTTTGCCACGATCAAGACCGGCGAGCTGGCCGGCTCGGCGACAGCCGTGCAGATGCCAGATGTCACCTGCTATCGGGTCAAATTCAAGGCGCTTTCGGACAATGCCGGAAACGTCTACATTGGTGGCGCTGGAGTGACTGTTGCCAACGGCTCTACCGATACGACCACGGGCTGGGAACTGGATTCCGGGCAGGAAACTGAGTGGCTTCAGGTTGACAATCTCAACGTGTTCTATCGGATCTGCAACAACGCCGGGGATGATTTGGTCTACATGGCGATGATCTAATGGCATATGCAAGCGTGGCTCAACTGCGAGCGTACATGGGCCTGGACGTCAACGACGATGATCCTCTTCTGGAATCGTTGTTGACCCGGGCCCAGTTCGCGATCGACAACCATACACATCGGACGTTCGAGGCTCCGGCTGATACAACCAAGTTGTTTGACGCCGAGCATGACACGTCCGACCACTACATGGTGCTGGACTGGACACCGTACGCTCTGGATCTGTGCCAGATTACGACGGTGATCAATGGAGACGGGACATCCATCTCTGCAAGCTCGTATGTCACCAACCCGCGCAACCAGACACCGTGGTACGGGCTGCGGTTCAAACTTAACAGCGGCTTGTATTGGACGTTCGATCAGGACCCAGAAAACGCCATCAGCATCACGGGCCGGTGGGCGTACAGCGTGACGGCCCCAGCAGACATCGTGCATGCGACAGTTCGCATGGCAACGTACATGTATCGGCAAAAGGAC